GAGCTAGGTATTGAAGCAGAAAGAAACATCTTATCTAAGCAAGATGTTATGTCTGTTGACTACCATAGTGCTTATCACGTTATGGGTACTAAGTGGACAAACGCTGCTGATAACCCTGCTAACTCAGCACTAAGAACTGGATCTAACTGGGGTGTAACTTATGACATCGACCAGATTCCTATGGTTGAAATCTTTGTAAACACACCACTATCTAATGGTCTTAAGTCTTAATTTTTATTAAGATTAAAATGTGGTCATCAAACCTCACCAAATATTGGTGGGGTTTTTTCTTTACGCTACAATAAAACTAACTTACTCTTTGAATCGTGGCAGCTACCATAAATGCAACTATAAAAAGTGAAACTGCTAATAGTTACGTTACATTGGCAGAAGCTAATAGCTACTTTGAAACTGTGCCTGATTCAAGCACCTGGACAAATAAAACAGACGATCAAAAGAATAGAGCATTAATATCAGCTACTAGAGAAATAGATAATTTAGTTTTTTATGGTGATAGATGTGATGAAGATCAAGCACTTAAATTTCCTAGAACAAATTATCAGGTAGATAGAGTTGAATTAAGTTGTTCAACTATTCCGTTAAATATTAAATATGCACAATATGAATTAGCTAGAGCATTGGCCAATGATACTGATGCAATTACTGGCAATACAGGTACAGCAGGTGTTCCAGCAGAAGTAAAGATTGGTGATTTAGAAGTTAAATATAATGAAAGATCACAAAGTACAGGCACTGTAAATAATATTTTTGATGTATATCCCTGGTTGCAAAGTTTTCTTGGAGCATATTGTTCTGGTGGTAGTGGTAGTTATCAGGTAAGAGTAATGAGGGGATAACATGGCAGCTATAGATGATATCTTTGGTTCGATACCAGCACAAGTTTTATCTCAATTTGGTCAGGATATAACTTATGTAAAAACGACAACACCTCGTACATATAATCCTACAACTGGTGCTGTGACAGGATCTGATACAACTGTTTCTGTAAAAGGTGTTATTTCACAGGTAAATTCAAGTGAAAGTGATGGTGTATTGCAAGGAACCAGTGTAACTGTATTAATTGGTGCTTCAGAATTAGGAGACTATTACCCTACGCAAGCAGATCGTATTCAATATCCACGGGCAGGTTCTACTGTAGAAGGTAAGATAATATCAGTTAGAACATATAGAGGTGATAAGCCTGTATATCATTCTTTATCAGTGAGGATACAGTAATGGCTGCTAAGTATAATCCCAAACTGACAGGTTTTGTTACTAAGGGTGGTAGAAGAGTTCTTGGAACAAGAAAACAAGATGTTCGTTTAGGTCTTTTAACAGATGAGCTTATGAAGAAAATAAATGATGGAGCTAGAAATGCTGCGGTACAAGTTATGAATGATTTAGGTAAAAAAGGACCTGTTTGGTCTGGAGAATTTAGAGATAGCTGGATTGCAGTTTCAAAACAGAAAGGAGGAAGTACAGCTAGTAGTGGTTCTTATCCATATAATTTAAGTAACGTGCCACAACTTTCTTTAGAACAAAAAGAACAGGTAAAAAGGATAGAGATTACAAATACATCTGAATGGGCTTTATACGCATTAGATTTAAAGAAAGGTAAATTTACTCCGAAAAATTTTCCTAGACCCAAAGATGGCAGACCTCTACATCCGAAAGGAGATGTTGTTGCAACAGGAAAAAGAGATCCAGATTCTCTCACTTTTAGAGGTGAAATTTCTGGTGGTGATGGAGGAGCAAGAATTACTGCACCTTTAGATTGGTATTCTACCTATTTAAAAGGTGGTGAATTTAAAAAAGCACTTAGAAAAGGTTTACAAATGGGTTTTAAAGGTAAAAAATGAATTATCAAGGAATTAGAGCAGCCCTAGAAAATCCTATTCTTACTGCTTTTACAAATTTATCTCCTGCCGTACCAGTATTTTTTGATAATATTACGGCTGCTCCTTTAGGAAGTGTTACAGAATATGTCACAGTAAATCTTACTTTTGGAATTACAAATGAAGTAACTTTAAGTTCTAGTGTTGATCATGCACGGGGAGCTATTATTATTCGTGTTTATTGTGAAAAAGGTAAAGGACCTGCAAGAAATCAAACATTAATTACTACTGCCGTAGGTGTATTAGAAACATTAAATGACACTGCAAAAACAAATTCTGGAGTATTTTTTAGAACTGGAGATATTGAAGGACCAACATTTTCTACTACAGAAGATCCTCCTTTATTTGAAGGTAGAATAGAAACTTCTTACATTGCTACAGTTTTAAGCTAAACAAATTGCAAAAAACACGCTAATGTATAGGGTATACAATTCTTTTTAAGAATCATGGCTGTCACCGCTTTATCTGGAACTTCTGGAGCTTTATATTACAAACCTGCTGGTACTAAAGGTACTTTTGGTACGGCTGGAGTAAATATTGGTACTGAGACTATCACTATTGAAACTTATCTAAACTTTAAAGTAGGTGATCCTGTTAAGTTCAGCGTTATTAACTCTCAAACTGGTGGATCTGGAACGGGTACATTACCAGCAGGGTTGACTACTTCTGATACTTTTTATGTAATTGCATATACAGCCACAACAGGAGCATTACAGGTGTCAGCAACTTCTGGTGGTTCAGCAGTAAATATTACTGACGTTGGCACAGCAGCATCTCCTAATGAGTTCCAGGTAGCTTATGCAGCTTTTGCAAGTGTTTCACAGGTTAGAGAATGGACATTTGAAATATCCAGAGAAGAGATAGATGTAACAACTATTGGTGGTACTCCAACACAATTCACTCCATTTAGAAAATATATTGCTGGTTTTGGTGATGGCACAGGTACTGCTACTGCTTACTTTACAAACGAAGACACAGCAATGGTAAATCGTATGGTTCAAGATGTTCTACAAAGACAGCAAGTAGGTGCAGCTATGAAACTATATATGGATCAGGTATTTACTGGTGGTTCTGTCAGCGATACATTAAGTAGATTTATTGAGTTTGAAGCTACATTAACTTCTGCTTCATTAAATGTTAACCCTGATGATGCACAGACAGTAAGTGTAGAATTTAGACCTGCTGTACAACCTACATTTGATTTCGCTACTACATAAATAGTTGAGTTTATTAGATAACTAGACTAGAATGAGATAGTAATAATATTAATTTATGGCATCTACCAAAACTATGCGAGCAATAGATCGCTTGCGTAAGGCTGCTAATTTAGAAGCTACAAAAAAAGAAGTTACCTTATCTGATGGGACTGTATTTGAAATGTGGGTAACACCTCTTACATTAGCTGAAAAAGAAAGAGCACAAAGAATGGCAAAATCTGATGATGCTAATGAATTTGCTTTACGTTTATTGTTAACAAAAGCACAGGATGATACAGGAGAAAAACTATTTCAAATAGGTGAAATAGATATTCTTAAAAATGAAGTAAGAGATTCTGACCTACAAAAACTAATGTTAAGTATTATTCAGGAGGAAGAAGAACCTATCGACCCAAAAGACTAAGTGCTGAACTGCGTAAAGATAATTTAATGATGTTGCAGTTTGGTATTGCTAAAGAATTAGGCATGAGTCTTGCTGATGTAAGAAAAATGACATTAGAAGAAGTAATTGGTTGGAGTGCGTATTTTCAGGTTTTAAATGAAAATCAAGAGAAAGAAATGGAAAAAGCTCGCAGACGTAGGTAGAATAGAAAAAAAATAAAAGTATTGTGGCTTCTGTTGACGGAAAAATTAATATTCTTGTAGATGGTCTAAGAAAGGTCAAAGAACTTAATAAAGAGTTGGACAAAACTTCACGTTCTATTGGTCAAATCAATAGACGATCAGTAAAAGCAGCAGTTGAAAGTGCACAAAAACAAGATAGAAGAAGAGGAAATAATTTTTTTACTAAACAAGATATTCCTAGTTTAAATAATTTAAACAGAACACTAGGAAAAGCAGCCAGCAATTTTAATAAGGTTGACATTTCATCAGATAAAGCAAGAGTAGCTGCGGAAGAGTTAGCTAAATCAGAAATGGCACTTAATCAAGTACTAAAAGAAAAAAATAGATTACTAGCAGAAGCTCAAACAAAATTAAAGTTACAGAACCTTGACCCTAATGAATTAAGAGGTCAAAGCTCTGGACTTAATTTTGGAAGAAGAGGCGAGTTGTTAAGAGGACCAGCAGGATCTAATAGATTTAGTTTAAGAAATTTGGGAAGAAGATTTGATAAATCAAGTGCATTAATAGGTGGTGGTTTTCCTTTGCTATTTGGTGGAGGGCCATTGCAAGCACTTGCTGGTGGTTTAGGTGGTGGTATTGGAGGAATGTTTGGCAAAATGGGTGGTTTTGCTGGTTCTATTGCTGCTACTGCTGCTGTTCAATCAATTCAACAAACTGTTACTGCTATTGCTGATCTAGGAAAAACAATGGGTCCTTTTGTACAGGACACAAATGCTTTAGTAAATGCAATGGGACTTGCTGGAACAGCAGAAGGAGCAAGAATAAAAATAATAGAGCAACTTGAAGGCAAGCAAGCAGCTTTTAATGCTGCAATGCAAAAGATGAATGAAACAGTTGGAACGGAAGCAACTAAGAGATTAAAAGATTTTGGAGAAAAAGCATCACTGGTTGGAAGTGAATTTAAAATTGCCATGACAAGGATGCAAGCATCATTAATACCAGTAATCAACTTAGTTGATAGATTATTTGGAATTTCTGCAAACGCTCAAAGGGCACAAAGAGAAAGAATTATAAAAAATAGCAAAGATGTCAATATTCGATCAAGAGTTGATGAAATTGAAGAATTAAGAGGTCAAACAGGTGGCGGTAGGCAAGAAGTAAAACGTAGAAATGACAGAATAAAACTTTTAGAAAGAGAATTAAAACTTAGAGCAGATGTGGAAATTATTGAAACTAACATACAAACAAAAGCAGATGAATTAACACTAGAGTTTGCACAACACGTTAAAAAAATTCAAGAAAAGGCTGATCTTGAAAAAGAAGTAGCAAACTTAATGGCAGGTGGAATGAAGCAATCTGTTGCAGAACAGATAGCACAAAATAATATACTGGCAGATCAAGCTCGTAAACGACTACAAATAGAATTAGAAATTATAAAAGCAAGAATAAATGATCCTACTCTTACAAAAGATCAGCTATCCGCAGCAGTTGTTGAATTTAACAGAATAAAACAGATATTACAAGATTTAGGAGTTGAACAGGACAAACTAAACAAATTAACGGAAGAGTATGGCAAGAAAACTGAAAAAGTAAAAGTAACTAAAGAACAGATTACAAATTTATTAGCAAATGAAATGACAAGTGCAGTTATGGGTCTTATTGAAGGAACAAAAACACTTGGCGAAGCACTAGCAAGTGTTGCTAAATCATTAGCAAGTATGTTTCTTAATGCTGCATTTCAAAATATATTTAGTAATTTGTTTCCTGGGCCTAAAACACCTGCTCCTGCTGGTAAACAGGGTTTATACAATAGAGCAGGTGGATTTAAAGCTTTTCAATATGGCGGTGTTGTAAATTCTCCTACTATTGGAATGATTGGAGAGGGTGGTGAATCAGAATATGTTATACCAGCTTCTAAAATGGCAGGTGCAATGTCTAGATATTCAGCAGGTGCTAGAGGTGGTGCTGTTATCCCAGGTGGTTCTGGTGATTCTGGTACAGTTGCAGGTGGATCTGGTAATGCAATAGTTGAATATACTGGTCCTGTTCTTAATTTTAATGGTGATGAGTACGTTCCAAAATCTGCTGTACCTGATATTATCGGTGCTGCCACAAAGCAAGGTGCAATGGCAGGTAAAGCACAAGTTATTGGTACGTTAAAAAATTCTAGAAGTCAACGTGCATCATTAGGATTATGAGTCTTACAACTTTAGTTACTTTTGCAGAAGTTTTTAGTGTAGATATAAATGGCAATAAAAGTACAAAAAACTTATTGCAAAATGCTAAAAGAGAACCTTCAGAAGATAGGCAATCTGCAAATAATACAATAGTTTTTAATGGCAAAAATTATCATTATTTACCTTTTATTTATCAAGGTACAACTATTAATAAATCAGGAGATAATATTGAATCAAATTTAATAATGGCTAATCACCCTTTAAGTATGGCAAAAGCACAGGAAGCTGTTACTAATAAATATTTTGTAGAAGTAAATGTTTGTATTGTTGATAATAGTAATATTGATGGTATTACAAATGTTTTAACAACTGACACATGGCTTGCTGCTTCATTATCTTATGATCCAGAAGTTGTAGAAGTTTTATTAAGCAGTGCTATAGATTCTGTTGGCGTAAACGTACCAAGTTTAGTTTTAACTACTGAAGTTGTTGGTAAACTACCTGTAACAAGTGATATTCAAAATAGATGAAGCCACATCAACTTATTGGTTTACCTTATAGATTGGGTGCTGATCCTGTAAAACATCATGCAGCAGATTGTTTATCTTTAGCTCGCACAGTTTTAAAACATTACGGTATAAATTCACCAGAACCTACAAGAGATTGGTATAGAAGAGTAAGAAAAAAAGACTTTGATATATTTAAAGAAGAACTTGAAAAGTGGGGAAACGAGACAAAACAGTTTAATATAGGTACAGTTGCATTATGTAAATCTAAGAATGGATTTGGTCTTGCTGTTTATTATGAGGAAGGATGGATAAACTGCGGAGAATCGGAGGTAAGATGGAGTCCTTTAGACGGCCTGGAGGTCGTAGAGTGTTACTCCCCGCAGAAGTCGAATTATGTGAAACAGTAGGTATAACAGAAGATGAATATTGGTATTTTTTAGAGTTAACACAGGTTTTTAACGGAAAAAGACCTAAAGAATATGATAACTTACCTTATGTTGTAAATTTTCCAGCAATATTCACAGCTACTGGAACCTTAACTACTTTTGGTCAGATAGTTTTTGGAGTTATTCTTACAGTTGTATCTGTTTTATTAACACCAAAACCTAGAGCACCAAAAACTCCTCCTAGTCTTACAACTGCTGGTCAGACAGGTCCAAAAAGATTTGCACCACAAACAGGATTTAATTCAGTACAGGAACTTGCAAAACTTGGTGAAATAATACCTCTCGTTTTTACAAAACAAGAAACTGAAGTTAATGGAGATTCAAAAATATATTATGGTGGTGTTCGTGTTAATACAAGACTTTTATGGTCACAGATGTTAAGTCTTGGTTCGGGCCAACAATTAAAAGCTTTATTTATGATTGGCCTTGGTGATCTTGCATCTAAACCTGATTTTGCAGGTTATGCCATAGGAGATTTATTACTTAAGAATTATATAAATAAAAAGTTAGCTTTATATATAATGACAAATGGTGGTAGACCACAGGAAGGGCCAGAAAAATATTCAGAGGGAACTTTAGAAAGAGAACATAGTAGACCACAACGATCAGGTCAAACTCAAGGCCCACCTTTTACAGATATTATTGCTGTTGACTGGGATCAAAATAATGGAGAAACAAATACTATCGTAAGTGGAACAAGAACACCTAATACACAAACACAATTTGGTGTATATTCACCAATGCCAAATAGCATGAGATATAGAGTTCCTTATGAATTAGTTTTAAAACAAAAAAATTTAAAAGAACAAAATAAAGCAGATATAGATACAAAAAGAAGAAAACTTAGAACAAGCTTTCCAAGATACGCTTCAATTTTAAAATACGATGGTAGTGAAACAGATAGAAATAGTTTTACAGCTGAAAAAAATAAAGATATACAATACACCATCGGAGATATGGATACTGAAACAGAGTTTGGCGAAACCTTTGATCCGTGGGGTGTAGAAGATGTAAAATCTGCTGTTGATGCTTCAAGAGAAGAATCAGATGACGCTATTCAAATAGGTGAATCTTATTTAATAGGATCAGCTTTAGCTATTTGCATAAGCAAAAGTAGACCAATATGGGCATCAGAACATTATCAAGATTGTGTTTTTAGAGTAGATGAACCTGGCAAAATTGATGTTCGAGGAGGTCAAGCAGGTTTAAAGGGTGCTCATAAAGGTTATGAATTATTAACTATACAAAAATGTGCAATAGGAACTATTAGTAACAGTAAAGCTTGTGATGTAACAGAGATAGGTTTAAAATCAAAAGTTTTCAAACAAGTAACAAGTTTTCCCAATGTAAATAGCCATCCTGGGGCTGTTGGCACGAATACGGTAGATGCTGACACAACAGATGGCGTTGTGAAAAGATACAACGATGACGATGGAAGTATATCTCTCGGTGGAATGAGTAAATATCTGACCAGATATAGTTTTTTTAGATTACAGGCAAGAATAGCAGGTATTAATGAAGCGGATTGGAATTATATAGATGAAGGAATACCTTTTGGTATTAGAGGAAATTCACCTCAACCACAATATAATTTTATAAGAATTAATCATTACAGCACTCCTCGAAAGGAATTTGAATTTAGGTTTATACCTTTTCCTGGCAATTTAGTAAAAGAAGAATTTGTTGATAGAAGTAATCCTATTAGAATTTTAAGTGCTTCTGGTGAGTTATTAAGTTATGAAGTAAACCCTAATGAACAAAAGTTTGATGTATTTTTTAAAGGGTCTGTAGAAAATTTAAGAAGTGGTGATGCTTCAAATACAGAGTGGTTTTTAGGTGATTTACCAACTGCAACAGATGGAGGAAAGATTAATAAATTACTAACAAATGCTGATGGTTTTATACCAAGGTCTACAAGATGGATAGAAGTGGATAGAAGAACGCCTACATCAGCACAAATAAGAGGTAGCACTGTAGCTGCAAGGATTAGATATAAAGGAAGAACTGGAGGTAGTACTTGGCAATGGGGAAATCAAAGGAATCATCCTTATTGGAATGAGTACGTTAGTAATAGAAACAGAACAGTAAATGATCCTTTGAAAAAAGGTTCTGGTATCACAGTAGGCGATCCTTATAAACAACCATATATAGATCGTGATGATGGTTTTAGGTATGGAGTTGGAGAGTTTGTTACAGAAATTACAAGAGTTAAAGGTAATCAAGATGGTAAATATTATGGAATGATTAAATATGAGATGAAAGAGGCTGATGTAGACCCAGTTGTTCATACAAATATTGCAACTTCAACAAGCGGTAATGGAACAGGTTTAACTGTTAATCTAAAAATATATTTAAAAGTAGATTCAAGTGATTATGCTGGTGCTAGATGGGAAATAAATGAAAGGGGTAGTGGCTATAAAGATAGTGACACTATAAGTATTCCAGCCACAGGTGATTTTCCAGGAGTAAATAATATTGATATTGTTACTGATTTTAGTGAGTTTGTATCAGAGCCTTGGCCTGAAGGAAAAAATTTAAATCCTTTTGATGCAGTGACAGACTATTATCAATATGATGCAGAACGCAGTAGTCATCAAGACGCACCAGAACATGAAATAGTTTATGTTAACGAACAGAATAATTTAGGTCGTGATATTCCCTATGAATTTGACCAAGCTGGTATAGCTAATGTTGCATTACGTCTTAGCAGTTCTAAAGAATGGAATAGTTTTTCACAATTTTCTGCATATATTAAACAAGGTATAAAAGTTGAAAGACTAATAGATAATACAACTGGCCCAACTAATTTATTTCCTGAAATAGTTTATGCTTTATTAACTAATAAAAAATTTGGATTAGCTGATCTTATTGGTGTTCCATCTGTTGATAGAGAAAGAATGACTATTGCGGCTAAATTTTGTGAAGCTAATGGATTTTATTGGGATGGGGTCATTACTGATAAACAAAATATAAGAGAGTTTATATATCAAAATGCAATATTTAATTTATTAGATTTTACAATTCTTGGTGGTAAATTTTCGCTTTTTCCTTCTGTTCCATTTGATTCAAGTAATTTTACAATAATTAAAAACCAAATACCAACAGTTAGAGCGTTATTTACAGATGGTAATACACGAAATCTTAAAGTTAGCTTTTTATCTCCAGAAGAACGTCAAATTTTTATAGGTACTGTTTATTTCAGAAAAGAAGTACCAAATGGATTTCCTGAAACATTATCAAAAACTTTCACTATAGATAATGATGACGAAAATATTTTAGAAGAAAAATTCCCTGTAGAAGTGTTTGATATGTCTGACTTTTGTACTAGCGAAGAACACGCTGAAGCATTTTTGAAACACGCTTTGAAAATTAGAGAAAAAGTAGATCATGGTATAAAATTTGAAACCACACCACAAGCTGCATTAGGTTTAAAACCTGGTGATTACATAAGATTTATTTCAGAAGCTACACATACCAGTAGGTTTGAAAATGGTGTTATTTCTGCTGATGGTGTTGTACAGAGTGTTGGTAATAGCAGTTTAAGTGATGTAAATATTTATCATTGGAAACCTGGAACGCAAGAAGTTGCAGAAGCTGTTTTAAATGTTGTAAATGGTAGAACTACTAATGCTAATTTATATGGATCTGTTTTTACAGTAAAACAAACAACTGAATCTAATAGATTATATAAAACTGAATCTATTACATATACAGATGAAGGGTTAATAGAAGTATCAGCAAGTCATGCACCTCTTTTATCTGACGGAACTCTTGCTACAATAAATTATATTGATACAGATTTTAGGTCTTTATAATGGCATCCGTAACATTATTTCCATCTATAAGACCCTCTTCTAGAACTTTTACACCTGGAAGGTATCCACAAACTGAATTTGTTGCACAGAATGGTGCTAAAACTGTTATTAGATATGGCAATAAACAAGTAGATGCAAAATTAACACTAGGATTTACAAATATTACAGATGCAGAAGTAAATGAAATTTTAGGCAAGTATGAAGAAGTAAATAGTGTGTACGACTTTATACATTTTCCATTAAATAGTGGTTTGGCTGGTATAAATGATCCGACTTTAAGAAAAACAGTTGGGGCGAGAGATCAATCTGATAATACTTTGTTAAGATACAGGTTCGATGGTCCTCCTACTGTTACAAGTGTCAGACCTAACAGGTCAAATGTTCAATGTAAATTTGTCGCTTGCCTCGATGGGGATTAGAATGTACTTAAAATTAAACTAAAACGATGGCTGGCTTTTATTCTGGTAAAGAAGGCGAATTACTGATAGATGGAACGAAAGTTGCCAGAGTCAGATCATGGTCTTTCTCTTTTAACCAAGCAGTGTTAGAAACTGTTTCATTAGAAGATACTGATAGAACTATTATTCCAGGAATTAGAAGTTATACAGGTAATGCAAGTGTTTATTATTACCAACAAACTGCTGGTGGTGGTTCTGGTACATTAAGTACATTAATAAATAGCATGATAAAAACAGGTAGCGGTTCTGGCGATGCAGTTAATGCTGAGAGTTCTGAAAACTTAATATTTAAATTAAGAATAAAAGACGGCTCATCTAATGGTAGATTTATCCAATTTGCAGCCCAACCGACAAGTATGACTATGACAAGTGCTGTAGGAGAAGTAACGGCAGCAGATATTAGTTTTGAAGTAAATGGAGCACCTACTGGCCTTGTCTTGTAAATGTCTATTTATTTTGGATCAACTGGTTTTATTGAGTTAAAACGTGATGCCTTAAATTCTCAAATAGGAACTACTTTAGACCCTGCTGATGTAAATACAACTAAAAAAAGATTTTCTGTTGAAAATATAAATGGTTCATTAATCACAGGAGATCAGGTTGAAATAGAAACTGTTGATGGTAGTAATTTAGAGTTACTATTTGGACATAACTTTCCTGATCTTCGTAAATATATTCATATTGATGATATGGGTGGTATTAGGTTATATGACACTTTTGCATCTTCATTAGCAGGTGAAACTACAGATGCACTTACATTAACAGCACCATCTTTAACAAAAAATATATTAATACGTACCAGAAATACTAGATTTAGACCTCTTGCAAAAATTACTGAATTTGAAATTACAACTACAAGAGATACAGTTGACGTTACTAACTTAGGAGAAGAATTTAGAAGGCAATATGAAAATGGTCTTATATCAGGGCAGGGAACAATACAAACAATATGGCAACATAGAAATTTTCAGAATGATACAGCTGATTTTGCAAGTCCAGAATTTCCTGTCTATCTAAGTCAATTATTGGTACGTATGCAGCAGGGAGCAGATTTTGAAGGAAGATTTTATGTATATCACGATCCAACTCAAACTACGAACAGTGTTTGGTATCAATCAATGTGCGTTGTTACTAATGTAGCAGTCAATGTACCTGCAAGTGGTTTGGTAGAGGCAAGAATAGAATTTATAACTAATGGTGAGATAAGACTGCATAATGGAGTACCGCCATCATTCTTGTTATTAGAAAACAGTGATAAGATATTGCAAGAGGATGGAGATGGTATTTTACTTGAAGATCCTTAAAATAAGATTTATGATGTACTTAAAAGTGACTTGACATGGCTGATCTACAGATTACACAATTACCTGAATTAGGTTCAGCCCAACTGCAAGCAACAGATCCGATTGCAGTTGCTGATGTTAGTGCAACAGAAACAAAGAAAATAACTGCAAAAAACTTTGTGCAAGGTGCTTTTGGGTTAGTAGATGCAGCATCAATACCAGCTACAGCACTTAGTTATCCTTTAACAGCAGGTCAAATTGTTACTGCAACTTTAGCTGATAATGCAGTTACCAATGTAAAGATTACAGATGCAACTATAACTGGTGCAAAATTAGCAAATGATACGATTACAGCTACACAGATAGCAGCAAATGCTATAGGTTCTAGTGAGCTTGCAGATAATTCTGTAGATACAGCAGCAATAACAAATTTAAATGTAACAACAGATAAATTAGCATCAGCATCTGTAACTACCGCAAAAATAGCTGATAGTGCAGTTACGTTTGCTAAAACTAATTTTAGTAACGGTGATATTCCTGGAGCAAAAATTACAAGTGCAAGTATTACTGCAACTCAATTAGCAGCAGATTCGGTTACAAACACTCAATTAGCTACAGATTCAATAACGGGAGTTGAAATAGCTGGAAATACCATAACAAGTGACAACATAGCTTTAGATACTATAAATGGTGGAAATATTGCTGCTAATGCTATTGGAGCGTCTGAACTTGCTGATAACGCAGTAGATAGTGCAGCTATTGTATCTAATGCTGTTACAACTGCAAAAATTTCAAATTTAAACGTAACTACAGGAAAATTAGCTGATAATGCTGTAACTGCTGCCAAAATTGCTGATGATACAATAACTGCCACACAGATTGCTGCTAATGCAGTTGGTTCTAGTGAATTAGCTGATAATGCTGTTGATACGGCTGCTATAGCTAACTCTGCTGTTACTGACGCAAAGATAGCATCAGGAATTGCAGGTACAAAAATAACAGATGGCACAGTTACCGCAGCAAAATTAAATACGTCTAATCTTGATAGGTCATTAAATGTAGCATCAGGTAACTTAGGAATAAATAATGCAGTTGCTGGCGGTGCTTCTGCAAGAAATGGTATTTCATTTAACAATGAAGGACTGATAACATCTACAACAGCATTAGTTGCAAGTGATTTACCAGAAGCCACAGCATCAGCAGTTGGAGCTATAAGCGTTCCAGCAGCAGGTGGTTTGGCTGTTACAGCAGCAGGTGCATTATCAATAAATAATACTGTCACTGGTGCGACTACATCAGGAATTACTTTTAATGATCAAGGATTAATTACAGCTACTACTGCTCTTGTAGCAGGTGATTTACCGTTAGCTACTGCATCTACAGTTGGTGCTGTATCAATACCAGTTGCTTCTGCTCCTTTAGCAATTTCAGGTACAGGTGTTTTATCTATTGCAAATAGTGGTGTAACAGCAGGTACTTATCCAAAAGTTACAGTATCTGCTCAAGGTATTGTTACTTCAGGCACAACTTTATCTGCTGGTGACATTCCTGACTTAGCTGCTACAAAGATTACTACAGGTCAATTTGGTACAAACTTTGTTGCTAACGATGCAATTACTATGGATAAGCTGGCAAACTTATCTACTGGATTTATACAAGAAGCATCTCCTGACATATCTGACCTGCCAACTGGTGTTTTCTGGTTACAGGAATCTACAGGACAGCTAAGAATATTTAACGGTAACAGTTTCTTTTCTGTTGGTTTTGGAAGATTAGCAGAAGAAAACCTTAGATTCTGCGGAACATTTAACGCTAGTAACGGCACAATAGTTACACTTACAGCCTTTGGAACGTCAGCAGGTTTTACTGTAAGTAACGCAATTCCAGCAGGCACAGCAACATTAACAGGTGCTTATTTTGTTTGTGTTACTCCTGGAAATGGAACAGCAGTTGTACCAAATACAAGTTTTGATGCAGGTGATTGGTGTTTATGTGTAGGACCAGATAATTGGGATAGAATTGATACTTTATCTGGACCTGGAAGTGTTTCTAGTTTAGATGACTTATCCGATGTTTCATTAAGTAGTCCAACAACAGGTCAAATATTAGTACTACAAGCCAGTGGTTCTTTTGAAAATGTTTCTGTACTAAGTGGAGGAACTTACTAAATTGATGTATCCTTTAGTTAAGTCTAGGTAAACTATGTCAATTCAAATTAAATTAAAGAATAGTGTTGTACAGGATAGTACCCCAAGTACATCTGATTTACCTGCTGTTGGTGAGATAGCACTTAATGCAAATATAAATAGCATTGGTGGCTTTATGCGAGCCAGTAATAATACGATTGTAAAAATATTTGGCCCAGGAAGTTTATCAACACCTACTGCTACGACTACAGTTTCGGGTATATCTGAATTAGCAACTAGCAGTGAGACTACAACTGGAACTGCTACAAATAGAGTTGTAACCCCTGCTGGATTAAATGCAGTAACGGTTGCAGAACGTACCACATCAAATAATAACTATGTAGCAAAAGCTGGTAGCACTCTAACAGGTGTATTGACCATGCCTAATGGTTCTAATTCAGCACCTGCTATAAATTTTGGAGATAGTGATAGTGGAATATTTGGTGGAACTAATACTGTCAGTTTGGCTGCTGGAGGAACAACAAGATTAACTGCTGATACTGGTGTTGATATAACTGGTAATTTAGTTGTAACAGGAACTATAACATCCACAGGTGCTGTAACTATTCCAGGTAAAATATTTCATGCTGGTGATGCAAATACTGCTTTTGGATTTCCTATTGAGGATACTGTTACTGTTGAAACTAATGGTAGTGAACGAGCAAGAGTAGACAGCACAGGTCGTTTTCTTGTTGGAACATCTTCAGCAAGAACAAATTTCTTTAATTTAGCAAGCACTCATACACCAAGACTTCAAATCGAATCAACAAATAATGATAATGGTAGAGCAGCATTAGGATTAATTTACGGAAAAACAAATGCTTCTGGACCATATATTGTTATGGCTAAACATAGAAGCAATACCGTAGGTGATAACACAGTTGTACAATCTGGAGATGAAACAGGAATTATATCTTTTCAAGGTTCAGATGGTACACAATTTGTAGATGCTGCAAGAATACAAGGATTTGTAGATGGCACACCTGGAGCCGATGATATGCCAGGTCGTTTAGTATTTAGTACAACGGCTGATGGTGCTTCTACTCCTACTGATAGATTAACAATAAACAGTTCTGGATTAGTAACAGTTGCTGGAGCACTGACAACTACTAACGGAGCTATAACTGCAAATGTAGGAACTAATAATCAAGTAATTATTGGAGGAGATGGAGCTATTGAGATTAGTAGAAATGGCGGTGGTGCTTTTATTGATTTTAAAAATGTTATAAGTGAAGATCAAGACGCAAGAATACAAGAAAATTCTGGTGGTTTTGATCTTAGCGGAACAGTAAATATTGGTAATCATCTTGTTGTAACTGGTAATTTAACCGTTGACACTAATACTTTTCACGTTGACGCTACTAACAATCGAGTTGGTATAGGTTTAACAAATCCAGGTGTAAAGCTGCATATTTCAGGTACATCAGGTCTTTACACTAGATTTCAAAATACAAGCACTGGTAATAATGTTAACTTTGGACAAAGTGTTGGTGACGGTATAATTGATGTTGGAGGATCATACGGGTTAAGAATATTAACTAATGGCTCAGATAGAGTAAAAGTAGATTCGTCTGGAAGATTGCTCTTAGGAACAACTACGGAAGGTCAAGTACAAGCAGATAATTTAACCATTGCCGATAGTGGTAATTGTGGACTTACTATACGATCAGGGTCAACATCAGCAGGTGCTATCTTTTTTTCTGACTCTACAACTGGTACTGGAGAATATGACGGCTTCATAACCTATAACCAAAATGAAAGAAAAATGGCTTTAGGAACTGCTACTGCTACGAAAATAACAATAGATTCGTCTGGAAGGTTACTTTTAGGAACTACTACAGAGGGTGTAGCAAATGCAAGTAAGTTTACGATTGCTGATACTGGACATTGCGGAATGACGATAAGAAGTGGTACGTCACATGACGGACAGGTAGCTTTTTCAGACGGAACTTCAGGTGATGACGAATTTCGTGGTCAAATAAGATATAACCACGGTAGTAATTACTTAAATTTTGTAACTAATGCAATAGAACGTATGCGTATAGATTCTTCTGGAAACGTGTCTATAGGTTCAACAACTGCTAATGCTTTACTTGATGTAAATGGACAAGCAAGATTTGGTGGCAATAAAGTTACTCTCGACACAAACGGAAGTATATCTGGAAAAATTACAAACTCAACAACAAGAGCATTTGTACTAAGCAACTCAGACGTAAATGCAGATTTCTTTGGTGGCCGTGTTTTCCAAATAGAACAAACTGGAAAGATACTTATTGGTGGTACTCCTGGAACAAATCCAGCTAGTTATACCACAGCCAATGTTATAATTAATCCTTCAGGTGATACTCTTTTTAATGGAGGAAACGTAGGTATAGGCGTATTTCCTTCTTGTGGTTTACATGTTGATAACCCTAGCAATGGTGCAATTACTCAAATTCTTGATACAGACAACAGTGCTGTAAAACTTGTTTTTCGTAATAACACAGAAACAGGTAATAATATCCAGATCGGTGCTGACGGCAGCCATTTAGTTGCATTAACAAATGCTTCAGAACGTATGAGGATAGATAGTGCAGGTCGAGTTGGTATTGGTACAACAAATATAGGAAGTCATCAATTACTTGTACAAGGAGGTAAAGCAGAAACTGGAGGTTCTTCTTTAGCACTTAAAACTGGGAGTGGTGTAAGTGGTATAAAATCAGATTTAGCCTTATATGGTACATTTGTAACTCCAACTACTGACCAAGGTACTAGACGAACAGCGGATATAATTTCAGGTTTTTCAACAGCTAACTGGGGTACTGAATTTTTATCATTTAATGTTGGTAAAAGTGGAGCATCAAACGATACTCAGCAGGTATGTGATGAACGTATGCGTATCACAAGCTATGGAGATGTAGTTTTAAATAGTACAGTTGCCAGAGTTTATAACGGACATACTCCAAAATTTTCTGTTCAAGGAACTAATTTTTCTCAATCTACAGTTGCCATCACAAATAATTCCACTGGTAATGATGGAGCATATTTATTCTTTGCAAAACAAAAATCAGGAAGTGCTGGTGGTAGTACAGCAGTAAGTCATAACACTATAGTCGGTCAATGTAGATATTTAGCAGGTGATGGAACTGATGTTGAATCTGAAGTTGCAAATATTACTGTAAGTATAGATGGTACTCCTGGGTCAAATGACACCCCAGGAAGAATTACGTTTGCTACTACAAATGATGGAGGAAGCGTATCAACTGAGAGGATGAGAATAACTCAAAACGGACAGACTTTAATTGGTACAACAAGTAATAATAGTATTAATGCAAAATTAGCTGTATCTGCTGATGGGGTTCCAAATTATTATGCAAACCCTGCTGGACTATCAGTTAATACTACAAACTCAAATGACGCACATTGTGTTGAGTTTTTTCAAGGGAGATTCAATAAAAGAGTTTTAACCCAATCTCATTCAAATACAGGAGGTGTAACTTTTACTGTTTTTGAACAAGCTGATAGTAATGTTGGGTCAATTACAAGTGACGGATCAAACTGTAGTTATAATGGATCATCTGACTATAGACTAAAAGAAAATATTGTTAACTTAACTGATGGAATTACAAGATTAAAACAGCTTATACCTCGTAGATTTAATTGGATTGCTGATTCTACAAAGACTTTAATTGATGGATTTATTGCACATGAGGTTTCCCCTGTTCTCCCACAAGCTGTTACAGGAGAAAAAGATGCTCTTGAAGAAGATGGATCTATTGATCCACAACAAATGGATTATGCAAAACTAACACCACTTTTAACAGCAGCTTTACAAGAGGCTATAGCAAAAATAGAGATATTAGAAACCAAAGTCGCTGCATTAGAAGCAGCGTAAGCCGTATTGCCGTTATACGTTCCAACAGCTACACTTTAAAATAATTACAAAAATTTTATGTCAAAACTATCTGACAGATGCGAAGAGCGTAAACAAGAAGCACAAGCTCTTGCTGATAAATTCAATGCTGAAAAGGCAGAAATTGATAAGCTTAGAGGCGAGGCAAACCAAAAAGAAAAAGAAAATGCGATTGTTTACGAACAGTTTATGGTTAAAAATTCTCAATATGCAGAATTGCTTGGATTAGTTAAAGAAGAAGAGGGTGTTGAAACTCCAAGCGAAGTCGTAGAATAAGGTTAAACTATTAGTAAAAGTATTTTTTTTTATCATGGCTGCAACTACTACCTGGGCATTAGCTAGTGTTGATTATGACGTAAGCGATGGCTTTTGTCATACTGCACATTGGACAGCAACTAGAGTTGATGGAGATTATTCAGCATCAAATTATGGTAGCTGTAGTTTGACCAAACCAGAATCTTTAACAAGTAGAACTGATTTAAAAACAGCAGATATTATTGCTGATGTAAAAGCAGTGCTTGGAACAGATCAGGTTACAAGTATTGAAACTGCTCTTGTCCTTAACATAAGTGAGCAAAAAACTCCTACGCAAGGAAGTTTCGTACCAGCTAGTTAGTTTTTACAGGAATATTCCTATCAATAATCCCGTAGATGACATAAAGTGGTGCTAATCCTATAATCAGGAAAAGCACCATAAATGTTATTGGTACGCTTGCTTTAATTAGTGCTTCTCTTATCATGTTTCAAAAAATAGCTAATGTTTTAAGTATTATCTCATTTGTAATGGTAGCTTCCATGACTGCTACAGGAGTAATAGGTTACAAGTATGTAACTTCAGAAAACTTTAAATCTCAAGTTATGAATGAGATTCTTGGTAATGTACAAGGCATGATGCCAAAATTACTAGATCAGGGTTTACCTAAAATGACAGGCCCATCTATGCCAATTATCAAATGAATTGCTGGCATTGCAAGACAGAATTAATTTGGGGTGCTGATGCAGATATAGAAGAGGATTTTCAACCTGTTTTATATCAAGAATATTCAATGGTCAGTAACTTTTCTTGCCCTAAATGCGATTCGTATGTAGAAGTCTATAAACGAAGAGATGCCTACGATTGATGTACCTCGTTTTGATATAAATAAAGTTGAAATACACGAAATACCCGTATGGAAAACTGACATACAAACATTAAATAATATAAGTAAACCTATAGTTGATATTCCTGGTTGTGTAAGAGTACATAAAAATAACCTAACAAGTCTTATTGATAGTGATAAAGACGAATATGGCACATATACAGAATGTGGTAACTTCAGTATTCCTAGTTTTGAACCTTTACAGTATAACCCCAACGAATTTGTATATACACAATCAGAAACCCCCCAAAATCAAGAGCAAGAATTTGTCGAACCTACAGTAGAACCTCCGAAGTACGAACCAAAGAAAAAGAAAGATGATCCGCTTTTTGTTGCTTGTCCTGGCAAAAAAGACCAAAGAGTAGGAGATTATCGTAACGAATTTAAACTGGAGCGTGTCATCGGGCATAAAAGAAGCGAAGATGGTAGTGAATGTATAACTCTCTATGAAGACGTTAAATTCATCGAGCAATACATACCGAATCCTCCACAGCTTGTTAGCACTGCTCTCATTGCTAGCGTTGCTGCCACTA